TGCACTTACAGAGCTCCAGCGCTCCTGGTTAAGTAGAGCACAATCCCACAACCATCTTGCATACATAGCTTTAGGATCTCCTGCCGGGGTGTACATCACAGATGATATTACCGAAAAAGAAATTACAAAAGAAAGATTACTAGAAGAGTCTGTTACAAAAAAAGAATTTATTGATAGAATAGAAAAGGTGTGCATTAAACACAGCACAATATTATAGGAGTTAATATGAAAGGAGACCCAGTTAATAACCCCCTACATTACAACCAGGGGCTCATAGAGTGTATAGACGCTATACGAGCCATGCTTAGTCATGAAGAATTTATAGGGTATTTACGAGGCAATTCATTAAAATATCGTTGGCGTTTTCGTTATAAAAATGGTGTGCAGGACCTAGAAAAAGCCGAATGGTATGAAAAACGTTTAAAAGAAGAGTTAAATAAATTAGACAAACACTAGGAAAAGTGTAATATTATCAAAGCTATAGGCACGAAAAACTGAAAATTGGAGGTTTTATGTGTAGATTAGCACAATTAAAGGGTGAATCTGAGAGCTTAGCAGGTAACCCATGCATAGGCTGGTGTACTACCAGACAATTCGGAGATGAACGTTGTAAAGGCTGTGGCAGGCTTGAAACAGAAATTCGTCAATGGCAAAAATACACTGACGTAGAAAAAAAACTTATCAACATAAGAAATGCTGGAGATGGGTTTACTATTAGGCAATGTGTCCCTACTGGTTGGAGACCAACCCCTATAAATGGTACAATACGAAAGTAAAGCAAGCATTAGTTGAATGACGATCTAATGCAAATAAAAAAGAACGAGGAAAAAAATTGAAAAAATTAGTACTAGTTTTCTTACCTTTTTTAATTCTTGGTGGTTGTACGACTCTGTCAACAACCATAGACTCTGGTAAAGCTATAGGTAATGCTGCAATTGATGACACTGTAAGTGTTGGTCAAACAGCTATATCTATACCTGTTAACGCAGTAAAAACTATAGTCGACAAAGTTGACGAAGAAGTAAATAAGAAACCATCAACTGAAGATAATAAATAATAGTCCAATAAAAAGACCATTACTTATTATTAAAGGAAAAAAAGGGCCTGATACATGACGCATCAGGCCCTTTAGTTTCTCATGGGAGGGAGAAATTCTTATGATACGTAAACCCACATTTCTAACGTGCCTGTAGCAACGTCAGTACCTGGAGCTACTGTGCAAAGGATATCAATTGTATCATCTGCAGTGTAAGCAACAGGTGCGCCGTTAGCATCTTCATGATCCGTACCACCGGCTTGACCGATTGTAGAACCATCAATGTATCTGTCAACGTCAGAACCATCACCAACATCAAATACTAAAGCAGTACCTGCATCGAGATCGCTTGATTTAACTTTCACATTATGAACTGTTTCACCAGCAAATACGTCTACCATTTGGTATACGTCAGAAGCATTTGGTGCTGCAGTTACACTGTATTTAGCGTATCTTACGCCCATGTTGCCGTCTGGAAAAGGTTTGAAAACCTGATTTCCATCGACTTGTGGAGAAGTAAATGTAGCCATTTTTATTCCTTATAATATAATTAAACAAATGTACTTATGTACAAATATTTAACATAGTGCCTTTTTAGCATATGTCAACTATTATGGAGAATATAAAGTGTCTACCTATGTCTACGTTAAACGTAGCAAAATTCGTTATAACTATAAGAACCCTAGAAAC